TGGATTACTTAAGTACTGTATTAAACATCAACACTGGAGTATCTTTGAGCAAGCAGTGATGAGTGTAGAGATTAATACTACAAGAGGTATTGCAGCTCAAATTCTTCGTCATAGGAGCTTTACTTTTCAAGAATTTAGTCAGAGGTATGCTGACACAAATCTTCTGAATGAATCAATTCCACTTCCTGAACTTCGTAGGCAAGATGATAAGAATCGCCAGAACAGTATTGATGACCTTGGAGACTATCTGAAACTCACTTTACTAGAAGATATTAGAATGCATTTTGAGCAGTCCCAGAGACTCTACAACCGACTTCTGGACAAGGGTGTTGCTAAGGAGTGTGCAAGGTTCGTATTACCCTTAGCAACCCCCACAAGACTTTATATGACGGGTTCTGTGAGGTCTTGGATTCATTATATTGATTTACGTTCAGCGCACGGCACACAGAAGGAACATATGGATATTGCAGAAGCAATTCGTTGTATTTTTACTTGTCAATTCCCTGCAGTGTCTACTGCTCTTGGTTGGACTCGTGATAACTGTGATGATTGTGAAAGTATTCAACCATCAATTCGTATAGACTAAATATCCTTATATAAAATGGAGGAATAAACTTGGCAACATATCCAGTTTATAATAAAACTACTGGTGAACAGAAAGAAGTGAGCATGAGTGTTCATGATTGGGATCAGTGGAAAAAAGACAATCCAGAGTGGGATAGAGATTGGTCAGATCCATCAACTTGTCCTGCTTCTGGTGAAGTTGGTGAAGTTTATGACCGACTTAAAAAATCACATCCAGGATGGAACGATGTTCTTCATAGAGCATCTAAAATGCCAGGATCAAAAGTAAAACCAATTTAATTTCATATGGCAAGAAGAAATAGGAAAGAAGATCAACCAATTGGTGTTGGAATGACCGCAAGGCAAATGAAGCGTAAGAAGCCAATTAGTTCTGATTTAATGAGAGAAATTGAACCTCTTACAGAAAATCAAAAGAAACTTTTTGACGCTTATAAAAAAAATCAGAATCTAATTGCATATGGTTGTTCTGGAACAGGCAAAACCTTTATTACTCTTTACAATGCTCTTAAAGATGTATTAGATGAAAGAACCCCATATGAAAAAATTTATATTGTAAGATCTCTTGTTGCAACTCGGGAGATTGGTTTTCTTCCAGGAGACCACGAAGACAAATCTTCTCTTTATCAAATTCCCTATAAGAATATGGTAAAGTATATGTTTGAAATGCCAGACGACGCATCGTTTGAAATGCTCTATGGAAACCTCAAAACTCAAGGAACTATTAGTTTTTGGTCTACTTCTTTTATTCGCGGAACTACTTTGGATAATGCAATTATCATTGTAGATGAGTTTCAAAATTTAAATTTCCACGAAAGTGATTCTATTATTACTCGTGTAGGTGAGAATAGTAAAATTATGTTCTGTGGTGATGCTACACAGACTGATTTAGTTAAAACAAATGAAAGGAACGGTATTATTGATTTTATGAGAATCTTGCGGGTAATGCCTTCTTTTGATATTATTGAGTTTGGTATTGAAGATGTTTGCCGTAGCGGACTAGTTAAGGAATATCTAATTGCAAAACATGAACTAAATCTATGACCTTTACTCATCATAATTTTTTAGGTGATCTTGAACTAGAAAAGAAAGAAACAAATGGTATTCGGTTGTATCATCTTCCAGATGATCAATGGGTGCCATCAATTACTTCAGTTACCTCATTCTACAATCGTCAAATCTTCATTAATTGGCGAAAGCGTGTGGGTCTGGAAGAAGCAAACCGCATTACAAAAAGAGCAACAGCAAGAGGAACAGATTTTCACCAAGCTTGTCAGGATTATTTGGAAAATAAAGAATTGGATTGGAATAACTATCAACCAATTACAAAGATTATGTTTCATCACGCAAAACCTTATCTTGATAAGATAAATAATATTCACGCAATTGAAAGGACTTTATATTCCGAATATCTGGGACTCGCTGGTAGAGTGGATTGTATTGGGGAATATGAGGGAGAACTTGCAGTCATAGACTTTAAAACTTCTGAAAAAATTAAACCGGAAGAATGGCTTGAAAACTACTTTGTTCAAGAAACATTTTATGCTGCTGCTTATTATGAACGTACAGGACAAGTCGTTAAAAAACTTATCACATTAATGGTTACTCCTGGTGGAGAAGTCAAGGTATTTGACAAAAGAAACAAAGGAGATTATATTAAGTTATTAGTTCGTTATATTAAAGAATTTGTACATCACAATACTAGGTCAGATGGAGAATGAATTAGAAAAGGTACTTGAAAGTAAATTCTTTTGCCCATCACGGTTTGCTCAGGAGATTGAAAGTCTTGTTCAGGTAAATCCTGATATGAATTATATTGATGCGGTTGTTTATTTCTGTGAGCAAAACAATATTGATTTGGAATCTGTTCCCAAACTTATTTCAAAACCTCTTAAGGAAAAGATTAAGTACGAAGCAATGGAACTTAACTTTCTCAAGAAAACTTCCCGCGCAAAATTAATTTTTTAATTCACTTTTGGTCGGAAAAAATTCCGGTAAAAATTTCCCTATATTACTTTTTTGAATGATGCCTTTTGATGCTTATAAATGTTATTTGTCTTTAAAAAATCATTTCACTAAAGACAGTTATGATTATCACAAATACTGTGGTAAAAGTCGTGCAACAATTCAGTCTTTTTACAAAAGGAAGGACAGGATGTGGTTTGAAAAGGTCTCACGACAAAAATCGGATCAAGAAGTTATAGATTTTTTTGTTGCTAATTTTGTATCTTGCAATGATCCAGAATCACTTTGGATTGGTGAGATGATGAAAGAAGGAGAAGCAAGATATCAAAATTGGCAAAAGAAAATACAATCATTGTCTTATATTTTTAAAGAAGAAAGTCAAACATTATTTGAAGAAAATAAATTTGAGGATGTCTTTAAATGTTCTAAAGGACATCCAGTTCTTCTAAAGAGATATCTAAGTGGACAGGTCTCTTTGGAAACAATGGTTTTGTTTGATAAAATCTTTGCTTATTCAAAAAATTTTGATAAAAAACTTCAAGATCCAGTGTGGGAAACCGTTAGTCGTAGAATTAAAAAGTATAATCCATTCCTAAATATTGACGTATTTCGTTTTCGTAAAATCTTGAAAGATATTATTTTGGAGGATCAATGAGTTTCTTTAGTTCCGAAGTCGTCCGTGCAGAGATGACTGAGATTGCAGAACTTCAAGAGCAAATCTATGGGAACATTTTTAAGTTTCCTACGATGAGTAAAGAAGAGAAACTGGAACACGTTGAAGTTCTAGAGAGACTTTTAGATAAGCAAAAAGTTCTTTATACAAGACTAAGTTTATCTGATGATCCAGAAGCAGTTGATATGAAAGAAAGAGTTGTTGAATCTGCAGTTATGATGGGAATGCCTCCTGGCACTGATATGAATATCATTCTCAATAATATGTCAAGAATGCTTGATGTAATGAAAGAACAGATTGACAAAACAGGTTCTGACCTGTAGAATAACGAAGTACACAAGAGCCAAATCCTACTAATACGAGGTAATCCAAATGTCATTTCAAAATCTTAAAAAGCAATCTTCGCTTGGTTCACTGACTGAGAAACTTGTGAAGCAAGTAGAAAAAATGAGTACCACTTCTACTGGTCCTGATGACCGTTTCTGGAAACCAGAAATGGATAAAACTGGTGTTGGTTCTGCAGTGATTCGTTTCCTGCCCGCACCAGAAGGTGAAGAACTTCCTTGGGCAAAAATGTATTCTCATGCATTCCAAGGTCCTGGTGGTTGGTATATTGAAGTTTGATGATGAAGATCCGATCAATCCTTTTGATTTCTGGCAGGGTGCTAACTTCAAGATCAAGATCGTGAAGAAGGATGGTTATTGGAACTACGATAAGTCTGAGTTTGATCGTGTAGCACCTCTACTGGATGATGACGATGCTCTGGAAGCACTTTGGAAGAAAGAGTATTCTCTATCTGCAGTAACTGCTCCTGATCAATTCAAGACCTATGAAGATCTTGAAAAGCGTATGAATTATGTTCTAGGTCTTGGTGGAACTAATACTCCTACCAAGTCTCGTGCAGTGGTTGAGCAGGAAGATGAGTTTGAATCTTATACTCAAACTCCAAGTCGTGAAAGTAAAGTGATGGAAGAACTTGAAGAGTCTTACAATCGCAGTAAGTCTCCTTCACTTCCTAAGATTACTTCAGATGATGATGACGAAGATGATGCACTTGCTTATTTTTCAAAACTAGCAAATGACTGATTATTCATAAAGTCTGATATTATCACCTCTTTTAAGGGTAGTGTTCTTATACTGAACACTACCCTTTTTATATGGCATAATATCATCCATATCATTAAAGACTACGTTTAGATATCTTGGTTTGAGCAAGTAGATATTTCTTTTTGCTTCTTCTATACGTAATTCGTGCTCATAGTTAGTAACTGCTTTTACAAATGCAGTTGAAGGAATTAAAACAGAATATCCAAGACCAGCATCCCAGTATTCGTAGTAATAAGAACTTCCAACAATAGTAGATGATTCTGGAATTGTAAATAAAATCTCTTCCTTCTTTGGATCCGCTAATGTTGGAAATGCTATATTTGGAATAGAAGGTAAATTATATTTGAATGCTATTGCTCCAGTTTCTCCTTGGATAATAATTTCACTAACTATATGAGTTCCATTGTATTCATTCTCTACAACATTTGTTATTGTAAATTGACTTCCAACTCCTAGGTTTGGAATTTCCTTTTCAGAATAAACAGTAACTTCTGTTGAAGGTGTGATAGTATCTCCAGAAAAAATAGTACCAATTTTAGAAGAGTCCATTTCTAAAAAGTTGCCGTTAGTTTTCCAAGTTGGACTAATTGTAATTCCTGATTTTAATACAGTAATTCCTAATGAGTTCTTGATTTCGTCCGTTTCATAGTGATGAATTCCTGAATATAATTCCTCATAAGATCCATACTTTTCTAACATAACCTTATCAAAAGTTCTTTGCGTCATTGGCCATTCTGATTGAATGTTCAGAATGTTATTTGAAAGAAGAATAACCCAATCTAATGTTGAATCTCCATAAAATTTATAAGCAACATTATCTGGTCTTTCATCTGCAATGATTGAATACTTTTCAAAGAATGCAAGATCACCAAAAATATCTTCCCTTAATTTTCCACGCTTGAAAAGATTTTTAACAGGAATATACTCCGAGATGTATTTGTCTCCTGGATTTCTGGAGACATACTCAAAGTTAGGAACTTGTCTGAAATATGGCTTAGTCATTTTAGTACTCTATTTGAGTTGGATCAGTATAATCTTCATCATAAATTGGTACAAGTTCTTGAAACTGTAGTGATAAGGTGTAAGAAACCATAGTACCATCTTCATAAGTCATATAAGTTCCAAGGGGAGTATAGTCAACAGAGCAGTTTGTAAGAGCACATTCTTTAATTTTATTAATACCTTTGTGTCCAGGTTTACCTTTATACATATATTCAATAAAAAATGTATTTGGAGATTTTAAGAAAACTCCGTCACTACTTTTTTTAACTGCCATATTTTTCTTGAAGAAGTTTATAATCTGTCTTATAGTATCCGCTTCATCTTTTTCTCTTGCAGATAGTTTAAAACTAAATTCAAAAGGTCTTAATTGTGGTCCAGTGAAAAGAAGTTCTAGGTTTGGGTTTAAAACAGAACCAAATCTACCAAGAAGATTTTGAACACTAGCTGCTTCTCCTGCAAGATAAGCCCTTGCTTCATTGCCATAATTTCTAATTAAATCGGCGGTTACATCTGCAAACTTTCCAAGTTTTGTTCCAATTTCTTCCATATTTTTGGCTTGCATTAATCCACCAGAAAGATCTGCTATTCGTCTATCAATTTCATTTAAATTTGCTCCCTGCCAATCTACAGAATTAGCATCACTTATTCCTGACTGAACGGGTAAAAATACTGTAGGTCCCACTTGTGTTTTTCCTGTAGTGGATGTTCTATTGGGAGAAGTTATTTGTCCAGTTTGTAAATTTCCACTTGGTACATAAGTAACTGCAGTAAACTTTATCCTATCTTGTTGAGTGCTTATCATTGCTATAGGATAAACTAAGGATTGTGGTGTTGGTGTCTTTTGGTTGTTGTTTGGTGATTGCGTTGGTGTTGAAGTTCCTGGTGTTCCTGGTTGATTTGGATTAGTTGGTGATGTATTTGAAGAACCAACTAAAAGTTTTTTTAAATCTTTATCATTTTGTATTGAGTTGCTTACGCTACCATACTGAGATTCTGTTGATGATAATCCAGTTGATTGCCAATTTCCATTGGCATCATAAAATCCAACAAAAGCATAATTTTTTCCATTTAAAGTATCTGTATAGGTGTTTCCTTCTACACTTTGCACTTCTCCATTAAAACTATCTTGATATGTGTTATTTCTAATTCTATCAAACTCACTTTTTTCTATTTGTTGATATATTAAAGTCTCTTTATCAGCACCTTGAGATAAAAAATAGTATGTAGTATTTGTATAATTTCTAGTAATAGATCCTGTTGCCATCAGAACTTCCTTCCATTTACAAGAGGAATGAATATCTCAGTTGTTCGTAGAGTATGAGACATTGATAAGGAGTTTTTATTTATTTAGACGGAATTTTCCATACTGCAACGAAACCAATTCATCTAACTCATTATACTTAACAACGTGAAGTTTTCCTGCAACTTCTTCCCAGGTGTATTGTCTTGATTGTCTCCAATGAAAATTGATACCTTTAAATCCCCACTTCAATAACTCTGTACAAGCAATCAACGGATGTTGATCATACTCAATATCAGGAGTTTTTGGACTATAGATAAATGTATAAAACTTTCCAGGTTCTGGATATAATACCTCTTCTTTAAAGATATCAATAATTATCATCATTACATCTTCAGGATCAGTAGCACCTTCTTTATCAATTCTTTTTAAAAGTTCTCTGGTTCTTGCTGTTCCTGTTTCGACATATTTTCCAAAACCTTCTGCCATTAGAATAACTCTTCTTCTGTAATGACTTTGAATTCTAACATTCTATCTGCACACCACTCTTGCGCGGCTTTCCACTTTGCTTGATTGACTGCATAAGTTCTGCATTCGTGTAGGTAAGATTTAGTCACTCTTGATTTTTGTTTTGGTGGAACTGTTTGCTTCTTTGGTTTCACTTCAATTACATAAGTTTTTATCTTACCTGATGACTTTTGAACTTTAATCAGATAGTCTGGAAAGTAACGATGTATTCTTCCATCTACGGGAGATACATAACTAATGCAAAACTCTTCTGATGCCCAAGAAATAATACTTGGATTATTATCGCAGTAATGACAAAAACGTCTCTCCCAACTGCTCCTACAGATTATATTATTTGCATCACCTTTATATTTTTCCGGATAAGATGGTTTGTAGATACTCTTAAGACTTTCTGCCATTTTCCAGCATACATAATATAACAGTAAAAGTATTTATAGATGGCATTCGACGCACCTCCTCCAGGACTTGCTGATACTAGGCCTCCTAATCCAATATCTCAACAAATAGTTAAAAATCTTTTTTCAAGTCCACAACCAGCACCTGGAGTTCCTCTTCCATCAAACCCAACAACTTCCGGAAGTGGAACAAGTCCAGGAAACGGAATAACTCCAGCATCATCTGGATTTAATTGGGCAGCTCCTAGAAAAATCACAAATGATTTGGTAATTTCAAGATTACTAAGACCTTCATTAACATCGCATTTTGAGTGTGGTATAAATCCACCATCTGTTCCAGAAATTCGTAAATATTATTATGATAACAATTCTGGTACTGTTCTTAATTTGCTTTGCACTGAAGCATCCTTACCCGGATCTTCAATCTTAACAAACGAAATTAATGATGATTATACTGGAGTTACTGAAAGACTTGGATACAGAAGACAGTATGATAATCAGATTGATCTAACCTTTTATGTAGATCACGGCACTCTTAATGGTGGATATAATGTAATTAGGATGTTTGAAGCATGGATGAGATATGCGATGGGAGAAACTGGCGAAGCACCAGATAAAAATTATAACTATAGAGTTAGATTTCCAGATGGACCGGGAGGATATAGAAGTCATCTGTATATAACGAAGTTTGAAAGAGATTTTTATGGAAATTATTTGCAGTATGGTTTTGTTCAAGCATATCCAATTAGTATGGCATCAATGCCAGTTTCATATGATTCATCTCAATTATTAAAATGTATGGTCTCATTCACTTATAATCGTTATGTTTTGAAATCCATAGCAAATTCTTCTCAAGGTGAACCGGGACAACAACCAGCACCTGGCGTACCTAACGCAGAAGATCAAAAAATATTAGATTTAATGAGTGGTAAAAGTACCCCAACAACTGAAGAACTTATAAAACTTGGTTATAGCGTTGCTAATGCACCAGAACCAACTATTAGAAGAAGTCAAGCATTGTCCCAAGAACAGATAAGAAATAATAGATTGGGTAGATAAATCCATTCTAAATAATCACACTGAAGTTTCTATAGGACATTATGCCTTTACCTAAGATTTCTACGCCAACTTATGAACTTGAGTTGCCATCCAACGGACAAACAATTAAGTATAGACCCTTCCTTGTAAGAGAAGAAAAACTTTTAGTTCTTGCATTAGAATCGGAAGATACAAAACAGATCACCACAGCAATTAAAACTGTCATTAAAAGTTGTATTGAAACGAGGGGAGTTAAAGTAGAATCGCTTCCAACATTTGATATTGAATACCTTTTTCTGAATATTCGTGGAAAATCTGTAGGAGAAGAAATTGAGGTCACTATCATTTGTCCTGATGATGGTGAGACTACAGTTCCTGTAAAAATCAATGTAGACGATATTGGAGTTCAAAAGAATTCGGATCATAATAAACAAATTAAACTTGACGAAAATATTATGATGGAAATGAAGTATCCATCACTTGATCAGTTTATTAAGAGCAATTTTGATTTTAATTCTGACAATACGATGGATCAGTCATTTGAACTGATTGGTTCTTGTATTGATAAGATTTATACTGAAGATGAAGTTTGGTCTACTTCTGATGTGACCAAAAAGGAACTGATGGAATTTTTAGATCAAATGAATTCATCTCAGTTTAAGCAAATTGAAAAGTTCTTTGAAACTATGCCTAAGTTATCTCATGCAGTTAAGATTGAAAACCCAATAACTGGTGTTGAGAGTGAAGTTACGTTGGAGGGACTTTCAAGTTTTTTCGCATAGGAATGTCTCATATGGATCTTGAGAATTACTTTAGACTCAATTTTGCTCTGATACAATACCATAAATATTCATTAACAGAGATTGAGAATATGATTCCTTGGGAAAGAGACATCTATGTAGGTCTTCTCAAGATTCATTTAGAGGAAGAGGAACTCAAGCAACAACAACAACGCTGATAAAATGAACTCAGTATCCGAAAAAATTGATGAAAGAATTTTGAGGCTATTGGGTCTTAGTGATGTTTTTGACTTAGATTATGATACCTATCTCACTCTAATCAGAGAAGCAATGGTTTCTGGTGCGAATCGATTTCCTCCAGAGGAACTTGCTTTGCTTGCAAATGAAAGAAAAAGAGTAAGAGGAAAAAAAGGGAGATTTAAACCTAAACCAAAAAAAATAACAGCAGATAATATAACAACTACAAAGTTTTTAAAACCATCTGTTCAACCAATATCTACACCTTTAATTGCTCCGTCAGCAGTACAAGCGCCACAATCCCAATTAGTAAACTTATCACCACTTCAAGGGCCATTAGATTCAATTAAAAATACATTATCTTCATTTTTAAATTTTAGGGAAGGTGCTAGTGAAGATGAACGAAGAAATTATGAAGCAAAAAAAAGATCAAAAAGAGAGGCAGGATTAGAAACTGTAAAAAAAGGAATGTCTGCAGTATCTAATGCAGTAAAGAAATTTGTTTCTCCTTTTCAAGGTATCATAGATCGTATTTGGAAATTTATTTTCTTTACTTTATTGGGTAGAGCATTTACTCAATTAACTGGTTGGTTTAAAGATCCCAAAAATAAAAAGAAAGTAGAAACTCTAAAAAGGTTTATAAAAGATTGGTGGCCCACTTTACTTGGGGCATTTGTTTTATTCTTTACTCCTTTTGGTAAATTTGTAAGAGGTATCTTATCAATTGTTGGTGGATTAACTGGAAAGTTAATTGGAGCAATACCAAAAATCGCAGGTGCTATTAAAGGATTGGGTAGAGTTTTACTAAATCCTTGGGTTGCTGTTCCTGCTGCTGCTATTGGTTTAGGTGTTGCTGCAAATGAAATCACAGGACAAAGAAAAGCAGCATCTGTTCAGTCAGCAAATAAAGCAAGAGCACAAACAGGAAAGGGTCTTGGTGTTCAGGGAACTGATACTATGACAGATAAGGTTCCTAGTACAGGAAGTATGGGACCAACTACACCTTATGGACTTCTTCAAGGTGCTGCTCGTGGAGGGTCAGTGTTAGATGGTTATCATGGTATTGATCACAATACTGGACACAGGATATCTGGATTTGGTGCTGATACTCAATTAATTGCAGCTCAACCTGGAGAAATTGTAATTAATAAAAGAACTGTTGATGCAGTTGGTGCAGATACATTTTTGGGTCTTAATAGGCATTATGGTGGTTCTGGTTCTAACCAACCAAGATTTGGTAGATTATTTAAAAATGGTGGTGTTGTTGGTAGTAATAAAGTACAAATTCCAAAAATAAGTGCAGCAGACTATCATGCACTTCTAGCTATTGCTTCATTGGAAGATGATAAACCTCAGGGAAGAGCAGATGTTGCTCAGTCACTTTATAATAGACTTCATGCAGCATCTCAGTATGGGGAAAATTTTCTTCAAACATCAAATAGTTTAAAGGGTATTATAACCGCATCTAAACAATATCAACCAACTTTTTCAAATTCCTCAGATTGGATGGGAATAACTGACAAAAAAAGTGCTGCAATTGCGGTTATGAATTCTGAAAAGGGTAAAAAATATGGATGGTCTTTGGAAGATGCATTGATGCAGATCAATGCCACAGAATCTGCATTAAGAAATCCAAAATTACAATCACAAGCTCAAAAACATGTTGGAGGTAGACCATTTTTCTTAGGAACTTCTCAACAAAAAAATATGAAATCTGGTGATGTCTTAAGAAATCCAACATCAAATTTCTTCTCTCCTTGGACATTGGAGGGAAGTCGTTATGATAAAGAAAGAAGAAATGCTGCAGCAAATATACCTTTAAATTTATTACCTTTAGCAGCAAAAACAAATCCAAAAGAAAATAAAGAAAAATTAATTAAAAAACGTCCTTGGTATGATCCTTTTGGTTGGTTTGGTGGTGCATCAAGAACCATCCAAAAGAAACAAGGTGGCGGAAAAGTCACAGAAAATTATGGAATGTTTGGTGAAAGAAATATTCCAGGTACAACTGCAGATAGACAACTTGCTTTTCTGCAACCAGGAGAATATGTTTTACCAGTAAATACTGTATCAACTCTTGGAACATCTCTAATTGATAAACTTGTATCTCTAACGGATAGAAATTCCAATGCTGCAAAACTTGGAAAAAGAAATATAAATCGACCACAAATTACACCTCTTTCACGAACAGGTCAAGGTTCTATGGTTACATTACCTCCAATTGTTCAATCTGCATCTGGGGGGATGAAGGGTGCATCTGCTGCTGGATCTCGTGTTCCATCCTTTTCAGCAACTTCTCCTAGTGGTGGCGCTGATGAAAGATCTATAAATGTTGGACTTTATGGGATTGTTGGATAATGGTCATCAATACTCAAAAACTTTTACCTACATCTAAATCGGCATCTGCAATTGTAAAATTTGCAAAATCTGCAACATCTATAAAAAAATCATCATCAAAAAATATATTAATCAAAAAGAAAACTATAGATGTAAACAAAATAACAAGATTATCACAATCTCAAAGTGAAGAAAATGTAGACATTATCAAAAGATCTTTAATTGATATTGATACTCTTTTAAAATCTGTTCTGACTGAAGATCAAAAAACAGAAAGAACTAGGAGACTAAGACGGGATCAAGAAAAAAATGAAGAGAGAGAGACAAAACTAGAAACTCCAAAGGAAAGTAAAAAATTTAATTTACCATCCGTATCTCTTCCTGGAATGAGTTTTCTGGATAGGATAAAAAGATTTTTATTCTTTACTGCTCTTGGTTGGTTATTTACCAAATTTCAAGACCAACTTCCCAAATTACTTGGAATAGTTAAAATTATTACTCCAATTTATGGTGTTGTGGAGAATATATTTAAATTTATGTTGGAATCTGTTGTGAATTTTATAGATCGTGGATATGAAACTTATGATAAAATTCGTGGACTTGTAAAAACTATTGGTGGAGAAAAAGCACAGGAAGACTTTGATAGGTTGTCTGGAAAGTTAAATGAATATATTAATTATGTTTTGATTGGTGGAATGGCCCTTACTGGTGCTATTAATACCTTTGCAAATAATGCAAGAAAATATAGACCACCAAAATCACCAAAATCACCAACATCCCCAAGAGGATCAGTAGGACCCTTAGAAGGAGTTGGAAGAGCAGGAAAAGCAGCAGCACTAAAAACATCAAGAGCAGTTATAGGAAGACAGTCAACAAGACAATTATTGAGACTTGTAAAAGGTCCATTGTCAAGATTGCCCTTACTTGGTGGACTTATTGAGTTTGGTCTTTCTTGGGCTCTTGGAGATCCTGTAGGTAAGGCTGCTTTTAGGGGTGTTGGTACGCTACTACTGGGTGCAGTTGGTTCTTTAATTATGCCAGGTTTTGGAACGTTTATTGGTGGTTATGCTGGTGCTGAACTTGCAGGAAAATTATATGATGTTCTTTTTGAAAATAAAAAACCACAATCATCAGTACAAACTCAAAGAAGTGGTGGAAGAATTAGACGTTATGCAACTGGTGGACAGATTGTTGGTCAATCGGGTAGGACCTTAAAAGTTCAGAAACGAAAAAGGAAATTTGTTGCTCCCCAATCAACTCAACCCGGTAAGGATGTTGGTGGAAAAAATAAAATTCAAAAGTTATATCCAGATCCCTCAAGAAAACTAAATGTTGCTGAGTGGAATTTGGCTGGTCACGCAGGAACTTATGCTGACTATGAAAAAGAATATGAAAAACTTAAAAATAAACCAAATCCTTATAGGGCATTAACCAACGTTGCCAATATTTTAAAAGATATTCCTTTTGGAATTGGTGCATTGATGGGAGGTGCTGTTGATGTTGCTTTGGGTCAAAACATATCTAACTCCACAATTGAAAGTTTTTCTTCCGCTATTGAAAATATATTTGATAATTTCACAATGCTTATGGGTCGTGCAACTCAAGGTGTTTCTGGGATTGGACGCCAAATATCTACTATGCAGACCGGTGGATCTGTGACAAGAACTTCTGGTATGGTAGAACCAGAAATGAAAATACTTTCAATGATCAAAGATGATATTAAAAATAAAGTAAACGTAGCAATTCGTGAAGTTAAAAAACAATTAACTATAATACCAAAGAAAAAACAACCTGGAGAGACTGGTCCAACATCACCACCTCCAAGAGGTCCTGGTGGTGGTCCTGGTGGCGGTGCTAATCCTACCGGGCAGAATGGCAAATTACCAACTTCTCAATTAAAATCTGTTGGTGCTGGTAGGTGTCGTGGTGGGTGTATGTTATGGACTCCAGCTGCAAATGCATATTTAAAGATGAAAGCAGATGCTGCAAAAGATAAAGTTTATTTTGATTTAGAAAGTGCTTATAGAACTTATGAACATCAAGCAGAACTATATGATGCGTATAAAAAAGGAAAAGGTGCTTTAGCTGCACTTCCAGGAAAATCTGATCATGGTTTAGGTAAAGCAATAGATTTGTATCCAGAAGCAGCTCAAAATTGGGTAAGATCCAAAGGTAGGCAATATGGTTGGTATTGGCCTCCAGAAACTGGTGAGCCCTGGCATTTTGTTTATGTTGGTGGTGGAAGACTTGAGCCACCAAAACCGCAAGTCCAGTTACCAAAGCAACAACCTCAAATACCAGACGCGCAAAATTATGGAATAAAAGAGGGACAGCAAAAAAGAGTAAAGTACAATAATGAAGATTATATTATTGCTAGAGATAACAATAAGTGGAGAGTTTATAGAGTAGATCCTCAAACAGGAATGCCCTCTGAAATAGATAGGACTGATCAAAGATTTTTAAAAGTTCTTGAAGAGTATAGAAAAACTCAGTCTCCAACTTCACCTACATCACTAAAATTACCCGGGCAACAACCTGCAGATCAAAAAAGCGGTTCATCAAGTTTTTATGGTGGTCCGTATGATACTTATTGGCATGGAAGAAAAACTGCAAGTGGACAAGTGTTCGATGAAAATGCTTTTTCTACTGCATTAAGAGATGGACTTCCTTTTGGAATGTATGAGGTTACTTATAATGGCAAAACTGTATTAGTTCGAGGGAATGATCGTGGAAATTTTGGACCTGGCAATACAGCAGGAATAAAAGACCCAAGGGATCTTGATCTTTCGTATGGAGCAGCAAAGGCACTTGGAATTACTGTAGATGGTCGAGGTGGAAAGGGAATAGTTACCTATAGAAGAGTTGGTGATTTAAAACCTACTGGTGGTGGAATAATACAAAGACAAGGCGGCGGACTTATTCCTAAACAATCACCAAAAGATAAAACGTCATCAATTACTTCTTACCCATCATATTCTGAAGGAGGAATGAGAATTGCTATTCAACCAATCATTATTGAAAAGACAGTTCCATTACCTATGTCAAGGGGTGGAAATAAGACTACCACATTTTTAGTTGCTGGTGGAGTAAATAGTAGTAATATGCAAAGTTTAAGTAGAGGATAAGATGCCCTCAGCAAATCGCGCCGCACAAGCGGGTGAATCTCAGATAAAATTGTTTGAATTTTATTCAAACTATAATGATCCTCTTGATGTTTCAAGTGCTATTATAGAACTTCAATACTATGAAAGTATTTTGGACAATTCGGTAAGAGCAACTGCAACTTTTGCAGATGCTGGATATAGAAAATCTGGTCAGGGTTCTGCTATAGTTGAAGAAGATGACTTGAACTTGACCGTAGGGGAAAAAGTAAATCTAAAAGTTATTGACGGAAATAAATTTGAATTGGATTTTACTGGATCAAAACAATTAAGGATTAAAGAAACAAGAAATATAGAAGAAAGCACAAATAAATTAACCTTTACTGTTGACTTGTTTTCAAAGGAATCCATTGATAATGAGTTGGAACAATATAGAGTTAAACAAAGATTTGATGGTAAGATATCAGATTCAGTGGAGAAAATTTTAACTGAAATACTAAAGACAGAAAAAGAAGTTGATATTGATACAACTTTAAATGCATTAAGTTTTATTGGAAATGTTGAAAAACCTTTTTATAAATGTACTTGGTTAGGTCCAAGATCAGTTCCCGATGTTCAAAATTCAAAGGGAAATCTTGCTGGATTTTTCTTTTATGAAACTTATGACGGATTTAAGTTTAAATCAATAGATAAACTATTTGAACAAACTCCAAAAAGAAAGTTAATACGTAATAATATTATTGAAGAAGCTCCTCCGCCTGGATATGATGGAAAAATTTTAGACTATTCATTTGATAGTGCAATTGATTTAAAAAATGTTCTTCTTACAGGATCTCAATTGAATTCTAAAATGAAAGCAGTAAATTCTTATGAGAGTTCTTACAGAGAAAACTCTTTTGATTCTAAAAATCAATTTAACGAAACTAATACTGGAGGAAAGGAGCAACCAAAGATTGCTGCTGACTTGAAAATACAAGAACAAAATTCAAGAATATCTTATAAGTGGGATGATCCTGGATTTCTTGTTCCGGGAAAAGACTTAAAAGCACAACTTCCAAAATCAACTTATATTAATTATAGTAATGATGAGATTCTTAGACAGTCTTATATGAGATATAATAACTTATTTAATATTAAACTATCGATCGCTATAGCAGGTGATATGAGTTTAAGAGCAGGAGATTTACTTCATTGCGATTTTCCAGAAATTACAGAAAATACAACAAAATCTTATGGTAGAAAGAAAAGTGGTATATATATGATAATAGATGTATGTCATCGTGTAACTAAAAATAGTTGTTACACAAGATTGAATTTAGTGAGAGAATCAATCGGAAGAAAGTAATCCTAAAATGGAAAAGTCACTTCAACAACATATTAATAATGATCGTGATGAGTTAGACAATCCTAATACCAGTGGTCAGCGCCGTCGTCATTTAGAAGATGAACTTGATGCTCTAGAGACATATCAAGCAAATCATCCAGATGTAGATCACGATCCAACATCTTTAGAGCTTTATTGCGACACTCATCCCGATGCTCTTGAATGTAGAGTTTATGAGGATTGATGAACGCATACTCTGGAAACTTTGATTTAAATTCGGTATCTTCTTTACCAAGATGGTTTGGTAGAGTTGTTTCGAGTGAATCTTGGCAAGACAATATTGAAGCATCCCATTTTGAAACTAAATCCCAAAAAGGATGGGGTTATCGTTATAGAGTTCGTTATATGGGATTGCATTCTGCAAGTACTAAAGAACTTCCAGATGAACAACTGCCTATGGCAAATGTAATTCTTCCTGTTACTGGAGGATCTGGTATTGGTGGATTTATTGATACTCCAACACTATCTTCTGGGTCACTTGTTACTGGATTTTTTCTTGATGGAATGGCAGGTCAAGAACCATATATAGATGGTATATTGATTAATTCCAATAATGAGGTTCAAAAGTCTCAACCTCAAGATGAGACTGGAGGACTTCAACTTTTTGACGATACTTATACTTCTGGTCCACCAGAAACAGCTTCTTTTGTTCCAGATTATCTTCAAGCAATTGAACCAATAGAGAGGGCAACATTTGCTAGTGAGCAGTATAGAATAAAACCAACTACACCATTAACCATTGATGAATTGAGAGCAAGAACAGCGGCAAGAGAAGCAGCAGGACCTCAAGTTGGTGATGTCTATGGAGTAACAATTAGAGATCCAAAAGTTGAGGCATTACTTGAACAAGAAAGACAAATAGGAGCAACGGGAATAGTTCCGGGAGGATAAATTATGGTAGCGATAGGACCACCAGTAACAGCAGCACTGCAATCTGCTATTGATAAAACACATTTAACTCCGTCTGCAATAGAAGCATATTACAAGCAGGCAAGAGATAGGAGAATTGTATACCCAATTCAAAGTCCTTGCAAAACTGATAATACAAATATAAAAGGAGTTAATAGAGTATTAAAAAATTTATTAAATGAAGTTGAAGAAGTTAAAAAGTTTTCAAATTTAGTTTCTGCAAATGCATCGGCGGTTGGAGAGACTGCAGCATACATACAAAGATTAGTTTCTAATGCTTCCACACAAATTTCTGGATATATAAAAAATATTTTAGGAGGTGCTCGTGGATGGGTGATGAATAAAATTCAAGAACAAGCTAAAAAAGTTTTTCCTTTTTTATTTCCGGGAGAAACACCTGCTTTTACTGGATTAATTAATAAAGCAACAAATGGATTGTCCTGTGGATTTAATAAAATAGTCAAAGGTTTGGCAAAAACTGCAGGTTCTTTACTTACGCAGTTAATTGATAAGTTTATTAATGCTCCATTATGCGTAGCTCAAAATTTTGTTGGAGACTTACTTGACGGAATAATGTCTCAAATGTCTGGTATTTTAAATTCTGTTTTGGGTCCCTTATCTTCTTTCATTGGAGATATTGCTGGAGCAGTTTCAAATATTGCAAATAGTCTTTTCAATGTTTTAGATTTTGCTACTGGTATTTTAAATTTCTTTAGATGTGATGATGATAAAGCTTGTCCTTCAGTGCAAGAAGTATCTCTTCAAGGAGAAAGTGTAAATAACTGTAAAGGTTCAAATGCTCCTGGTCCCAATCAATCAACTCAAAATACATCTCCTTCGGATAATAATCCAACTGGTGGACAATATTCTGATGCAAACGGAAATTCAGGTAATAGTGGATCATGTGATATTCAAACTTCAATAAGACCACAGACATCTGAAAGTCCATTTGCAAATGATGCAATTGGAGATTCTATAGATGCTGAAAGGGCAAGACAACTGCAAGGAATTCCTGCAGATAGAAGTGCATTAGAATTTTAATAATCTATTATGGCAGAAGAATATAGATACGCTTGCGTACAAAGGCAAAATAAAAACAGAGGAAAAGAAGATCCTATTCGCGTTTCTTTTTATGATATTGATGGGATTAGAATTAATGATGTCACACGTAAGGAGGCAAGGTGTATTGCATCATTAAACCCACAGCAATTATTTTACTTTGAAGATGGTAATGGATATCAGAGAGAACTATTAATTCAACAAGTTAATCAGTTGAATATTATTGATGCTTTACCTGATGCTCCTCTTTGTCCTACTAATCCAAAACTTTGTGGACCTCCAAGAGTTCAATTTTTTGGTGGTGTTGGAATGGGTGCTATGGTTAATGCTGTCATCAGTCCAAATTCAAGTTCTGTGATTGGATTTGATATTGTAAATCCGGGATTTAATTATCTCACTCCACCATTCGCAAACATAGTAGACGAATGTGGATCTGGAAGTGGATCAAGAGTGATAGTACAAACTCAACCATATGGAACTTCTGCTGGATTAAATACTGCTGCTGGTACTACTACTGGTACTGGTGCTGGAGGTAGTGTATTAAATGGTGGTGGTACAAAAGGTGGATTAGAAGTTAAAAATATTGTAGTTTTATCTCCTGGAGATGGATATCTTCCAGCACCTAATGGTAATTTGGGTGGTAACGGTAGAATTTGGAAAGATGTTAATGAAGGTTATGTTAAAACAAAAGAAGGAAATTATTATGTTGTCCCTTCTGGATTACAACCACCAAATTTATCTCCAGAGGACACATTCTTTCCTCCAGAACCACCACCAACGATACCGCAGGATCAGCAGACATTATCTTATCCAGTAGTTACTGAAATAGAAGAAGTCTATATAGATCGTCCTGGATTTGGATATGAACCTGGTGATACGATTATAGTAACTCCGAATAATGGTGCTATTTTAGAACCTGTGATTAATGGTAGAGGTGAAATTGTACGAGTAAATATAATTAATCCTGGTATAGGTTTTATTGACTTACCTACTATAACTATAAATTCTCCTAGAGGATATAATGCATCTTTAATACCTGTTCTTAAAGTAACTCCAATAAGTAAAATACCAGATCCTACAATTATTCCATCAGGAACACAATTAATTTCTGTGGTTGATTGTGTAGGGAGAATACCACCTCAAGTAGAATTTGATAGAGTTCCGAGATGACAAAATCTAAAAATTATCAAACGAAAAGAACTGGCACAAAAGATGGTCAGATATCTTTTGGACATATACATGATGATCAAGTAAAGTCATCCATTTTAATTCAAGGTCAAGAGGCATTGGAGTATGTTTGCATAGATCAAACAGAACCAAGAAAAAGATGGATAACTTCCAGATGTAGGGGTAGATACCAAATTAAATGTGCAGATGATATTGCAAAGGATCAAATTGGTTATTGGTTAAATGCTTCTACAAGCGATATTTTAATTCAAACAAAAGGTAGAATTAGAATGGAAGCTGAGAATATTGATTTGATTGCTCGGGGACCTGATACAAGTTCTGGTGTTATAAATTTAATTTCAAATGAAAGTATCAATTTAGAAACTAAAAAAGCAACAATAAATGGAAATGAGTCTATCAGCATATTTACTGATGGAGAGATGCTTCAAAGTGCAATAAATATTATGAAAATTTATAGCGGGAGTATTCAAAAAATGACTTCCAGAAGTGCTATTAGACCACCATCAGTACCAATTCTTAAAAGTTTAACTCAATATTCATCTCCATTTCCGGTATAACATATGTCTAGTTCAAGTGATTTTGAGTTGATTCACGGTCAACTGCATGTAACAAGAGGTAATCATCCTCCAGGTAGTAGTTACGCACCATCAAAACCAGAAGCATTGGGTAGACAAAAAAATACCATTGATGGAACTGCTTATTTCCAAGGTCCTGTTCAGTTTGGAAATGATAAAACATTTCATCCAGAGGAAGTCGCTCCATTTACTGCACCAATACCAAAACCAGAAGCAGTAGTAATGGTTGGACCTTTGAAGAACTATACTTCTTCAATTCCTCTTATATGTGATGAAAGAATTAAATTTATTCCTGAGTGGTCTATAAGTCCATGTGGAGTTGAAAGGACAGGAGCTGATAAGTATGAAGAAAAGTTAGCCCATCCTTATCCATTAGTTGTTAGAGCAGGAGTTGATGTAACTGATAGTGGTGCTTATGGATATCATTATACCTGGGACAGAAAATGTGGATCTGGATCAACAGTTCCAATAAAAACATATTCAGAAGCTGCTGCAATTTTCATTGGCGATGTAGACATTTATGGATATACCAGAGTACGGGATAAATTGTCTGTATGCAAAAATGCAGATTTTAACAGTGATATTGTCATTAGAAAAAATGTAATTATTGGAGGTGCGCTTGTTTCAAAAAGAAACATAACCTCATCTGCAAACGTAAAATCACAATGCGGAAAACACGTTCTTTCCAGGAAAAAGAACTTTGATATTCCTCACCCATCAAAAGAAGGATGGAGATTAAGGCATACTTGTATAGAAGGTCCTTCTAATGATGTTTATATCAAAGGTAGAGTTAAAAATAAAACAGAAATAAGTTTACCAAGTTATTGGAAAGATTTTGTAGATATTCAATCTATTGTAGTTACTCTTCAACCAATAGGTGCTCATCAAGATATTATAATTAAGAGATGGGATGAAAATAAAGTTTACCTACAATCAAAAAGCGGAATTCCTATTGATTGTTTTTATCATATTATTGCAGAAAGAATTGATGGGGAAAAGTTAATTTCAGAATATCAAGGAGAAACTCCAGAAGACTACCCTGGAGATAATTCTGAATATTCTGTTTCTGGATTTCACTATGATAACAAGGAGAATGTATAATGGCGGACGAAATTATTATTGATTTGGATTTAGATTCTGATGAAGAGGTTCTTCAAGAGATTCCACAAACAGGAATAAACGGATTTGAAAGACCGCTTTTATATACTACAACGGGCGATCCTCAAGAACTTTTAAATCTTGGAGCTGGTAGTCTACGAGTAGATAATAGTGCTAATGCTGTAGGAAATATTTTATCAGGTTCTAGATCAGTTTCAAAGAATTTGACAGGAGTTTCTGCATATTCATTTGGGGCAGAAACAAGTGTTATTTCAAATTCTTTGGGTGGTATTGCGGGATACGCAAATGTAGGTTCATTTACGACAAGTGTGTATAACCAAAATCTCCACGTTGGTTTTGGAACTTATGGCACTTTTGGAAATACTCTTGCCACAAACGGAAATGGAAGTTTAATTATTATTGGAAATAAAAAGTCAATCATTGATGGATACTTTGTAGGTATTGGAACAACAGTTGGTATTGCAACCTTTTATGGAAGTGCTTTCTTATATGAAAGAATTTCTAATAATTTTGTAAGAAGAGATTGTATCGTAGGTCAATATTCTAATGCAGGATCTGGTGCAACTCACGGAACTGGAATTGGTGGACTAACAAATGATGATTATGGTTATTCCACTGCAATGTCTGTTGATGGGAAGACTTTTGCAGTTAGTGGACCTAATGTTGTTGGACTTGCAACAACTTCAAAGGTAGGTGTTGTTTGGGTTTACGAGTATAATTCTCCTACAGATTCAGAATTTTGTGGTGTGGGAACTCTACCAACTTGTTGTGGTATAGGAACTTCAACTTTTTGTGAAGTTTTAGAATCAAAATCGCTAGGTCTCGAAAATTCTGTTGTTTGTGGCATTGGTACTACAAATATTTGTAGAACTGAAAATGTAAATACTCTTTCTGTTTTAGAGGGAGATAGTGACGGTGATTTATTTGGACAGTCTCTGGCAATTAGTGCTGATAGTAAAACTTTAGTTGTCGGATCTCCCGGATTAAGTTGCACTACGACAAGTTACAATGGTGGTGGAGCTTATGTTTATGACAGAAATGATAATGTATATAATAAAGTTGGAATTTTAACCGGAGCATTTGCATCTGGAACATTTGGAAATTCTGTTTCTGTTAGTGGTGATGGATATATTATCGCAGTTGGCGACCCCACAAATGGAAAGTCATATGTTTATGAAAGAAATGATAAAGTATATGGGTCTTTTAATAAAATAGGAACTCTTACTAACGGAGGAACTCAAGTATGTGTAAGTGATGATGGTACAACAATCATTACTGCAAATGCTTCTTCTTCTATAGTTTACGATCGTTCGGGTAGTACATTTACTTCTGTTGCAACTTTATCGGGCGGTTCTGTAGGAATTTCTTGTTCTCCAGATGGAAAGATTATATCAACAGCATCTGCATCGGGATATAATGTTTATAATAGAGAAGGAAATGTTTTCTATTTAAATGCAAGTGGAGCACTCTCTAATCTTGATTCATTTGATATGAGCACCAATACAAAGGTGATCTATAGAGGTTCAAGTACAGAGATTGTAAGTGCAGCAGTAACTGGTAAAGTATATTGTGATGATCAATCATTTGAAACTTTTGCTTATACTGATGCTAGTGGAAACATTGGAGTAGGTACAACAACACCAACTAGAAAATTGGATGTAAATGGAAGTGGAAATTTTTCTAACAATCTTTATGTTAGTGGGATTACAACCTCTACATTTTTTGTTGGAGATGGTTCTGGATTATACAACATTAATTATTCTGGTGGTGGAATAGCAATTCCAGGAATTAATACCGCAGGAATATCCACATTTACTGACTTGTTAGTTACCAGGGATTTAACTGTAAACCGTAATGGTAATTTTGCTGGTATTGTCACAGCGGGATCATTTGTTTCTTCAGGTACTACAGCAGTCTACTCTGGATCTATTGGAATATCTACTGTCGATTCAAACACTACTTCCTTCCATTATGCGACCTTTGATACTACTAATAGCGGTGTAAACATTTCAAACTTTACCTCTGGCAAGAAATTTGAAATCGTATGTAGAAATAGTTCTGTGGGCGCAGCTAACTTAATCATTAAAACAAGTACAACTTCTTCTAGCCATGCTACAGTTCCCAGAATAGTTTCTTCTACAGGTAGCGTTACCAATGGAACTATCTCAGTAGCATCTGGTGCAGGATTATTGATAAGCGTCTTTAATATGGGAGGAACGATCGTTGGTACTTACTGATGACCCTTGACACCAGACCCAAAAGGTCCTATAGTACCTAGGTAATCAAGAAACGAACCGAATGCAAGATGAGTACCTGACACGCTGCGTGGTTGATCCGCTGAAGCGTACTGTGTATCTGTATTCCAGTGAGGGGTCAGAAAAAGAAGTGTCCTGCGATACGACCGAAGAGTTTATGAATGTGTTAGACTATGTACGCAACACACTTGACGAAAGCACTCTCTCATACGCAAATCCACTTTAAGTTCCATTTTTGGTCCTAAAAAATTCCGGTAAATTTTTCCACACGATACTTTTTTGAAAAAGTATGAATTTATACAAAATCTCACATAAAAACCTCAAAGAGGAACCAGTCAAAACAACCCCCCAGAACGTAAAAGAAGCAAATGAGGGTTTGTTTTACTCTAAAATGAATCTTCCAGAAGCAGCAAAGCACTGTGGAATGTCGCTCAAAGAAATGAAGTTGACATTCTTTGAGTTTCTGAAGTATAATCCTATCACCTACAAAGGGTGATTTTTATGGGAGCGTGACGTAACTGGTAGCCGTATCAGACTTAAAATCTGCTGGTCGTATGACCGTGGGGGTTCGATTCCCCCCGCTCCTATTAGAGAAATAAACACTCTCTAAATAAACAAAAGTAGGAATATCCTATGAAGTACCGTATTGATGCAAGATATTGCTGGTACAATAGAGGAACCCAATTGGTTCTGATGTACTTTATAAATCAGGTTCCTTTTACTTTTGATGATCTTCCAGATAGTTATTTGTACGATCTGGAACTCATAGAATTAGCAGACAAAGAAAGACGTTTTGAACCAGAGGACTTATACAAATCATCTTTCTATTTGATTGATGAAGAGTGTCATCCAATGTTATTTGAAGTTGAACTGGAAAATCCAGAAATGATGCCTGCTGATTAAATGCCCTTGTAGCTCAGTGGTAGAGCAACGGTTTTGTAAACCGTTGGTCGCTGGTTCAAATCCGGTCGGGGGCTTTAGTTCTTATAAAACTATAAAATGAAAATCAATCTCTGGTATTGTGAATCTATGCAGCAATGGCGTTGGATTCTTACCGACGATTCAAGACCCATTCTCAAGCAAGAATCGGGACAACAACCATTTCTTCGTGATGCTATGAATGATGTAGCAACTACAGTAGAATATATGATGGAATGCAAACAAAGTGAGTAAAAATACTTAGATGAAAAC